TAATATTTTTACACCATCATAAACCTTTTCAATCGGTTCATAATAAATTGATATACCGTTGTATTTCTGATCAACTAACTCTGTTAATGAATTTATTTCATTTGTATTTTTAAAATATGTATCATGATTACCAGCAATAACATCCATCGTAATACCTCTTTCATCGAGAGGTACTAGGAAATCTTTTCTAAGCCTGTTAGCTGTATAAAAATTAATATACTTCCGGCGATCAACCAAATCACCAAGATGTATAATATTTTTAATAGAGTGTTCGTCCAAATATGGGAAAAATATATTATCTAAAAAAGTTTTAGTGTTTTCTAGAAAAGCTATATTATCGTTACGAACTCCCCAATGAGTGTCAGTAATAAGAGCAATTTTCATTACTTAAACTTGTTTACTGGCTTTTTTACTGATGGTGTTCTACTAAACTTGTTTGCAGCAAGTGTGCAATAATCGCGAATAGCCTCAACTCGCTGAAGAAGATTCATTCGTTCAGTATCGCGAATATTCGGATTGTTCAAACTTTCAACCAAGTCAACAACATTGACTGGAAGCATGTGAAGGTTTTTCATTTTATCTCCTTAAATTATAAAAGCTTCAATACCTTTTATTTTACGCTTCTTTTTTGGTTTAGTCAATTTATTTTTTTCTTCGAATGATTTAATTACTTCTTCTGAATATTCATTTGATTTTAAATGTATGTTTTCGTTTTCACTCCACACACTATTTGTTATAAAGGCGTTTTCAAAATTTTTATGTTTAATATATGTCTGCTTTTTCTCTTTATGTATTCGACGAATAAAAGCATTCCATGCAATTTGAGTAAAATAGGCAAATGGATTATTGGTTTTTCTAGGATTAAAGTTATCAACAGCTGAAACACAATCGATAATCCCATCTGAAATCATGTCTTGTTTATATGTATATCCAGAAAAATTTGGTTTCTTGGCTAAATTATTACAAATCAATAATATGCATTCCCCGATATAATTAGGAACTCTTGGCTTTTCAATTTCTTCCTTTTCGGCTTTTTTCAATGCCCTTTTGTATTTTTTCATAGACTCATATAATGTTTTATTGTTTATATAATTTTTTACTTTTGCCATTATAATTCCCTTGACTTAATTTTATATTCAGGTATAATTGGGTTGTTGAGAAGATATTATATATTTAAATTAACTTTATAGATCTTATAATCAAACTTCTCTTCATTATAAATCTTAATACGTTCCAGAAAGTGAAGAAGAGTAAAGTTCTTTTTAGATTTCCAAGACATGTCATCGGCAATATCATAAAGAGTCGCTGCAACCTTATTTTCAGATTTCCTCAATCCTCTGCCAATTGATTGTAGATTTCTTATCCTAGACTTAGAAGGTGAAGCAAAGATGATATTATGGAGATTCCTAATATTAATACCAGTGGAAAATGTACCAAAAGAAGCAACAATAATTGATCGTTCTTCATTTTCAACTATCTTTCTTGTTTGCTCTCTTACTTCTGCTTCAGTACCTCCATGAATGAAAAATATTTTACGATCAGATGCATTAGCATTAATCATATCATAAAGCGCCTTACCATGTTTTTCGACAAATTGAAAAAGTAAAAGTGTATTTCCTTCTAGCGACAACACTAAATTTCTAATAAAATTGTTTCTGGCTTGTAACCTTACAATATAATCTATTTCATTTTGATAATCTGAACGGATTATCATTTTTCTAATTTCATCCGGATAAGAAAGCACAATAGCCTTTATCCTAAAATCAGATAGAATTTTTTGTTCGATTAATTCAGATGTTGTAGTTATTTTTCTTACTGGGCCAAACAAACCTTCTAAAACTAATTTATGTGTTTGTGTTCCATCCAAAGTACCAGTAAATCCAAAACGATATTTAGTATTTTCTAACTTAGTCATTATTGATGTTAATGACTTGGCTTTAAACAGATGTGCTTCGTCTCCAATTATTACTTCAAATTGCGAGAAATAATCTTTAGGTAGTTTGTATAACGATTGCCACGTGGAAATGGTAACTGGTTTATTTGTTTGTTTATCTTGACCACTGAAGATTGTATGAACTCTAGCATCGGAATTGTAGCCATAGTCACCAAAATCAGAGGCCAACTGGTGCACCAAAGAAGTAGTTGGTACAATAATAAGACACTTCCCTTGAGTAAGACCACAATAATACCTCATTAAAAGATAAATGATTAAAGATTTACCCGAGGCTGTCGGAGATAAAAGCAGAGTTCTTTTTTCACGAACAGCATGAACGAATGCATTTAATTGATAATCTCTTGGTTCTAAAGTAAGTTTAAGAGTTGAAATAAATTCTTTTGCTTCTTTTATAGAAAATTCGTCGTCAGCAAAATCAGTTATGTATTCTAGTTGATAATTTCTTGACTTACAAAATTCTTCAACATATCTATTAAGACCAGCATATAAATATCCGGACATTGGTTGTAAAAGTCTAATCTTACCGTCCCAGAATTTATTACGAACGGCAGGCATAAATTTAGCACCAGGAACATCAAATGTAAAATACTCAGCCATCTCTACAACCAAAGATGGCTCAGCAATTATTTTATTATAAACTTCATTTACTTTTTCAATTTGAACTAAATCCATTATGCTCCCATAGTAAATTTTGTCCAATCAATTGCTGCTTTGATGTTGTAACCTCTATTCATCAGAGATCTAATGATTGAATCTAGGAATTCTATTTTTTCTTGTTGTAATCCTATTTTAAGCGAAAGTTTAATTATATCTGAATCGGCATCCATATACATTGGAATATCAGTTTTAAGGATTAATCCTTTTGCTGGAAGTTTCCAACCTTTTGATTCTGTTTCTTCGTTTGGACCTTGTGTATAAAATTCATATTTGTCAAGTTTAAGTTGTTTCATTTCTGCTTCTTGTGAACGAAGCAACAGTTTTTCACTAATAAGAATTTGATAATATTTATGATGTAGTTTAGGGATCTTAATTGCTTCATCGCCAAGTTCGGTTTTATCTATAACCGAATCGTCTTTCCACTGTGCAGTAATTTCTTCTATTTTCATGATTCGCCTATATAATATGTTAATATTATATTATATTATATTTTTTATGAAAAGTCAAGGAGTAATAAAATGAGTAAAAAAATTCGTGTTGGTTCGAATAGAAGCAAAGTATATAAAAATGGGAATATTGCTATACAGAGGAGAACTTCAAAATCAACTTGGAAAACTATCCAAGTTTGTAAAGTCCCAAGAAAGAGTAAATAGTTATTATATAATTTTTGATATTTCGTAAGAAGTATATTTAAATGTTGCAGATGCTGGAAGATAATTTACATCTGGATCTGTTGTATTAAATGTTAAGTCAGATAACATAATAGGAAAAGCATCCTTATATGTTATTTCATAATTTGGAAGTTTGGTGCTATTTAATACAAGTAAAGAAATATCAGAATATATACCATCGCCAGTAATTGTAGGTTTAGTTTCAATTTCATAAAATTGATTGTAATTATCTGGCTTACCAAGAGCCTTAATCCAATTGTGTATTTCAAGATAGTTATGTAAATCTTCATCTACTCTGAATGTAATATTCAAAGTACCATATGTAATGTGATCACCAGGATATGGTGTTTTTACAAATGGATTAGGAGTATCTACCTGTGGTAATTCGATCTGAGGGATATTAACTTTTTGAATGAAAAAATTTACATTAGGTGCTTTCTTAATTTGAAATCTAAAATTAAGAGGACTAAGAAAGTTTTTGTTTTCTGGTGTGTTATCTATAGCAGTCATTAAATATTCCTTAGATCGTCTATTGAACGCCAAACTGGATTAAAACTATTCATAACCTGAACCAGATTTATTGTTGCTTCAATATTATCTTTCCAATAATTTAAAAACGTATGAACACGTGGTATATCTGGCCAATAATCATCTGTTTGCCATAAAAATTCATTTAAAATATGTTCATAGTCTGGCATAAAATAATCAACTTTAACTGTCACTAATTGTTTTACTTTTATTATTCTAACCATTTATTTTTACAGTTAGGACTCTTCCGATAGTATTTAT